TATTTTGAGTAGTACGCGGCGTCTGCCGACGCCGAAAAGGAGGTGCTGCTCATCGCAAGACCCGTTTCTGACCCGCCGCGCCGGTTTCGCTTCGGCTCGTTTGCCGACCTGACCGCAGCGCTCGGCTGCTGCCCCGAGGGGATCGACTCGGACGTGGTGTACATAGCCGGCGGCTGGGAGCTGTTCACACACGCAGAGGATGCGCTGCTGCCGAACGCGGTGTTCGAGTTCGGCGAGGCGCTGCCGTGCAGCGGACAATTGTACGCGCACATCCGCGAACACGGAGATGTCGTCGCCCGGCGTAACGCCATTGCGACGCTTCGGCGTTATTTCTGCTGATTTCGCTCTTTTCATTTGCCGCCGGATGTGGTAAACTATATCCACGATTTCGCACGAAGGAGGTCCCCGCCATGCCGAGAGCCAAGGGCGTCAAGCAGGTCGCGGCCAACCGCAAGGCCCTGCATGACTATTTCGTGCTCGAGCGGTTCGAGGCCGGTGTGGAGCTCTTCGGCACCGAGGTCAAGTCCATCCGCGCGGGCACGGTCAATCTGAAAGATTCGTTCTGCACCGTGAAAAACGGGGAGCTGTTTGCCTACGGCATCCACATCAGCCCCTACGAGCACGGCAGCATCTACAACCGCGACCCCGACCGGCCGAAGCGTCTGCTCATGCACCGGCGGGAGATCACGAAGCTCTACGCCCGCACCAAGCAGGACGGGCTGACGCTCGTGCCGCTGTCGCTGTATTTCAAGGACAGCCGCGTGAAGGTGGAGCTCGGACTGTGCAAGGGCAAAAAGCTCTACGACAAGCGCGACGCCGATGCGCAGCGCAGCGCCAAACGCGAGATCGACAGAACGATAAAGGAGAAAAATTACTGATGAGCAATCCGATTGTCACCATTGAAATGGAAGACGGCGGTATCATCCGCGCCGAGCTCTACCCGGAGATCGCGCCGAACACCGTGCGCAACTTTGTCAGTCTGGTCAAAAAGGGCTTTTATGACGGCGTGATCTTCCATCGCGTCATCCCCGGCTTCATGATCCAGGGCGGCGACCCGACCGGCACCGGCATGGGCGGCCCGGGCTACAGCATCGAGGGTGAGTTCACGAGCAACGGCTTCAAAAACGACCTCAAGCATACCCGCGGCGTGCTGTCCATGGCCCGCGCCATGGATCCGAACTCCGCCGGCAGCCAGTTTTTCATCATGCACATGGACGCCCCGCACCTCGACAAGCAGTATGCTGCGTTCGGCAAGGTGACCGAGGGCATGGACGTCGTCGATGCCATTGCGCGCACCCCGCGCAGCATGTTCAACGACAAGCCCACCCACGAGCAGAAGATGAAGACCGTCACGGTCGAGACCTTCGGCGAGGAATATGCCGAGCCGGAGACCTGCTGAGGGAACAAACACATTGGCAGTTTCGTCTGAAGATTCAGAATGCGTTCCTGCCTGCACCGCGCTCGCGGTGCAGGCGGCTGACGCACCCGACATCCTGGGGATGTACCGGTTTCGACGGGGGTGTGGAGGCAGGAATAGCGGGCGGCGGCGCCTGACCGCCATAAAACGGGCATCTTATAAATTAAAGAACAACAACGAAACTGTTCTTCTCGCTGCTTAAATAGCGAGCGTTCCCGCCGGGAGGACCACGGCCCGGCAGCGGAGCGTCGATGAGTGGTGAACGTGTGCACGCTAAGCTTTGCGCGTGCCATGCATCATGAAGCTACCGGACTGACAGGCTTGCCGGTTTGCCTGTCCTGAAGGGAACCGGGACGTTCGGCGTCCCGAAAAAACCTGCTGCGCCCGGAGAAGTTCCTGTTTAAGCGCTTTCGGACGGGGGTTCAACTCCCCCCATCTCCACCATTGGACGCATATCCGAACCCTACATTGTGTGGGGAACGGTATTCGTCCAAACCAAAAGACACTCCTTGTCTTAAAGCAAGGGGTGTCTTTTTTTGTTTAGGTGATAAAGGTGAGTAATCGGGCGTTTTTCCTATAAACTCTCTCTAATACACGCGTACTAAGAAGAAGTTATAGGGATTTTGACCCGATTACTCACCTTTATCACCTTATACACTTAAATGTAAAAATCCCCGGAAGCTGAAACCTCCGGGGATGCTGTTATATATCACTTATCCGTCAGTTGCTTGATCGACTGATTAAGTCCCGTTGCCGCCCAGCCGGAAACGATGCCGACAGCCGCAGCGTCCAGCCAGTTATCGGCTGGGTAACCGGTCACGCCCATCACCCATGCAATCACACCGAGCACCAGCCCGGTCACGCCGCAGATAATAGGAATCCACTTGTCTGCCACATTAGTGGCCTTAACTGCCATGCCTACCAGATACGCGATGGCGGTGATCGCCGCCACAGATGCAATACCAAAATCCATATGTATACCCCTTTCAGTTTTCTGTCGGTAGCTGCAAAAATTTGCTATGAATATCATCCATCACGCCGTTGACTCCCAGCGCATGATACTGTTTCCAGCAATTCTCGAAATTTTGTCGGGCATAGATCGGGGCGTAACCCCGATCATGCCATTTGTTGTAATCTGCGATCATCTGCGCCCGCAGCAAAGCCTGTACGCCCAATTTGGTCGCCGCGGTGTCCGCGCGGTCATGCTTGATCTGCGTCACCAGATGCCGGATCATGGCCAGCATCGCCGCGATCAGCAACGACGGCACACCCAGCAGGCATAGCCACTGATATGTAGTCATCGGGCAGTGTCCTCCATCATCCGCTGACACACGGCCAGTGTCCGCAGCATATCCATGGACAAGTTCAGCTTGCCGTCGCCCACGCCCACAAGCACACCGTCATCGACAAGCTTTTGCACCGTGTCCTGCGCCCATGCAGGCACATCAGTCACCTTGCCGTCTACGATGCAGCCATAGCGCTTATCACGCATATGCCACATGATATACAGCATCCGCAGCATATCATCACTCAGATCGAGTCTGCCGCCGCCCGTACCGGCGATCAGACCTTCGTCCATCATCTCTTTGATCGTGCTGCGTGCCCACGTGGGCACTTCTTCGATTGTCCCGTATCTTGTCATATCTTCTTCCTCCTTTTCTGTACCGTGCATTGCTTTATATACATCCTGCCTGAACCCATGCATCGTCAGGCCGAATGGCTTCCACAAGTGCTCCGGGTCGGCGTGTGCGCTTGCTACACCGCGCATACGTCCCTCGGAATGGCTGATAATTACGCCGTCAGCCAAGGGGTCAAGGCCAAACTGGGTACAAAGCTGTGCAAACAACTCAACAGCCGCAGCATATGTGCCCCGAATATGGGTTTCTGTTGCCACTGTATCAAGATCGCGCCAGCCAGACCCGTTACCCGTGTAAGCGATAGATGCAGGCTCGGTCATTTCCACGCCGATGTGCGTGCTGTTTGCGCTCCCGCCACAGTGCCATGCCTGTACAGTCCAAGGCAGTGTCTGATATACCATGCCGTCGCGCTGGACAAAAGCATGGACGCAGACGCTCTGCCCGTTTGGTCGATACTGATTAAAATTTTGTACCATCACCGCCGCGTTGGGCTGCGGCACGCCGATGCTGTGTAGCATAATGCCCTGCGGCATCAGCGGCGCCGCCACCTGATAGCACTTGTTTTTGGTTGTAAACGCCTCAATGATCTGCATTTTATTGCCTCCTTTACGCACCGCAAATAAGATGCCCGCCAATAAACTCGCCGAATTGTCTACGCCCAAAATCGTTAAGGTGTGTGCCGTCCGACAAGTATGCGCTGGAATTGATGGAATTGATGCCAAGCTGCTTGTACCCGTCAACCGTTGGCAGATTATGCTCTTCCGCTACCGTTTTCATGGCAGAATCATATTCTGGCAGCGTTTTTTCAAGGGCGTTTTTATAGGTTTCAGAGCCTACTCCATCCCACGTTCTGTACAGGGGCAGAGACACAAAGATTTTGATTTTGGGGAAGGCTGTCAAAAGTTTTTTTATGGAATAACGCAGTGCGCCGCATACTGTGTCTGTGCTCAAAAGATTTGCCACATCGTCAAGCGGTACATTGGCAGCAAAGTCGTTTGTGCCGTAATGAATTACGATTGCGTCAACGGTTGTGAAGTCGATGGATTTCAGCACATCCAGTTGATTTGCAAAATAATCCTGTCCGCTCGGTGCTTGTGCGTCTTGCGTGGAGTAGTCCCCACTCGCTACCGCATCGGCCAGCGCCCACATGGAAAATGCTGCGTATCCATTGGACGGGTGCTTTGCCATGCGACACCCGCCGAAGCCAACATTGTACACCTTTGCGCCAGTATACGCTGCTGCATAAGCTGGGACGGATGTTTGGTCGCGCGTCATTCCAATCAAACTGTCACCAAAAACAACGATTTTTCTCCCCGCCAACAGCGGCTCGTTGATAGCAAAGTCCAAGCTGCCCTTTCCGACCTTTACTGTTGGTTTCAGGGACATCACCGTTTGCGTTGACTCCTTAATTTCTTCGTTGATCGTAACGATGGAATCTGCGGACGAAGTCATAACTCGCAAATAACTGAAATCTTGCCAAAAATAGTACGAAATCGAGGAGGTGTCCCATGTTAAAACATCCCCGGATATGGTAATGCCTCCGTAAGCAGCATTGGCTTGCATAGCATTAGCAGTTTTGCCTATATTGTTGCTTGCCGCCTTGTCCGCCTTGTAAAGCGCTACTGTGTTGTCTAGCGAAAAGCTCGCAGCGCCAGGGTCTTTAATGCGTACTACATCGCCTTTTTTTACGGGGATAAAGCCACTGGTGAAACTGCTTGCCGAAGCCACAGTCCCGTCTGAATGAAGTGCTCCGGCCTCATACCCGACGCCATTCAGAACAGCGCCAGATGCGTCCGTGCTGATCGGTATCAGATTTGTGTAAGCGGGCAGCACTTGCGTGGTTTCCGTTACGATCTTTTCCACGGAAGGAATATCTATGATCTTATCCGCACTCCCGTCGTATGTGACGCTGTTGCTTCCGCAGGTGACGGTCAGCGCGTTCGGGCTCGGCAGCACGGTTGGGATTTGTACAAGGATTCTCTGTGCCGCAACTTGGAATGCGCCGTACTGCACCAAGTCCGTGGTGTGGCCTGGGTGATCGAGATTTTCTGCTGTCACCAGCCCGGTAATGTCATCGAGCACGCCCTTGTTCGTGTGCGTGTGCCGCGCGGCGGTGTTGGCGGAGATCTCCTCAGTCGGGACTACCGGGATATCGCTCGGCGCGGCGGGCTTGTACCCCAGCGCGTCTGTGATGCTTGCCGCAGTCACGGTCGCGTCACTGCCATCCTTGCCCGGCGCGCCGGGGTCACCCTTTGCACCAGGGTCACCCTTTGCACCGTCCTTGCCGGGTGCTCCGGTTGCTCCGCGCGACGGCTTGCCGGTATCGGTCGTGCCGATGTACCAATTGCCATTAGTACCAATGCTCGGCGTTATACCGTTTGTGCCGTCCTTACCCGGAGCACCAGCAGGGCCAGCCGGACCTGTTGCACCGGGATCGCCTTTTTCGCCCGGATCGCCTTTTGAGCCTTGTGAACCGTCCGCACCCTTGAGGTCTGCCACGGCGATCAAATTTTGCCACGTGCTGCCGCTGTCTGTGCTGTACTGGATGTAGCCGTCCGACACGCGCAAGTCCATGCTGCCAGCAGCGACAGCCAATGCCACTTCATTAATCGCCGCCACAAGGTTATCTTTCGTGGTGGTTTGCAAGGTGGACAGGTCGCCGATTGCGGCTTCAACACTTTCTACAAACGGTGCCAAATTTGCATAGTCCACCATTGGAAGTTCTAAAAGCCACTCTTCTCTGTTCGAAACGTATACATCGAAAACGCCATACATACCCGGACCCAGTTGTGAAAAAGCCCCAAAATGATAACCGGTTGATATAGAAATTACTGGGAGCCTATAACGGTTGTCTAAAATCACAATTGGCGTTCTTCCACTCTTAAAAGCGGCATCTATCTCATCGTATGTCTTATCCAGTGTCACTTGATACTCATAGTCATTGATCTGGTCGCCGCTTTCTGCATTGATTTCAAATTGATTCAAATCCGCACCACCAGATGCAGCCGCTTCATTGATAGCCGCCACAAGAGTATCTTTTGCGTCGGTTTGCAGATCGCCGAGGTCGCCGATTTCGGCGCGCAGACGGTCGAAGCCAGCGTGCTCTGTCGGGGTGTAGACGTAGTCCGACGGCTTAGGACGTGCAAATACAGGGAAATTGACTTGTACCTTGGTGTAACCGCCGTTAGTATCGGAAACCCAAGCGTATACAATTAGCGTTCCGGGAACTTGCAGTAGTTCATCAGGAATCGCCGCTTTTCTGTTTTTAACCTCGATAGTATACGGAATATCGGTTATTTTCTCGATGCTTGTAAAATGCGCTTGTGAAACTGTATCGTCACCGAACTCGATGATTCTACCGGCATCCCATTGAAACAGTTCTCCACGTCCATCTGCGAGTTCAAGTGTCATGATATCCCCTCCTTATTTGTATTTTCCTACAACGTGGTAGCTAATGCGTGGAGTTAGTATCGTCGCCGTGGTAGGCCGTGCGAGTGCATACGCCGGTGCGCGGGTAAGTAGATCGTCGCTTGCGCTAAATGTGGATATTAACCAAGCGTCCTTGTCCCCGCCGCTGTAGGTCGCCGAGACCGACGGCGTAGCGATAAAAGCAAAAGGATACTGCCGTGCTGCGACGTTGCTCGGCAAATCCATCCACGTGCCGTAGTACATACTGCCCCACTCGGACGTGATCGCAATCTGATCGACACCGGATACCGCCCACAGCTCCGCGATGCCGCTGCTCCATTTGCGCCACGTCCAAAAGTCATTTGATCCCTGCTCAGTGATGTAGTCTGCGCCGATATCGGATTTGAATTCCGCCAGTGTCCGGAAGTATACCCACCCAAACTCATCTAGCACGGCAATCTTACCGGGTACGCGGCCAAGGTCGGTTGCTTCTGTCGTTTGCAACCACGTGCCCGTGATGTACTTGCCGATCAAGTTCCATTTAAATTGCACGGTCTTTTCTTTTTCGGCGATGCCCCCAAAGCATACGGAGGGCAATGAGAAGTTGATGTTAAGCGGCACTTCTACGGTCGCAACTATGATTTCCTTGGACGTTTTGCTGCCAAAAGCGTCAGAGACGGCTACTTCCAGCTTCCGCGTGGTATCGGTTCCGATACCTGAAAGGTATAGTGTTTTTGCGCCTGCGCTTTGATTGGTAACTGTCTGCTTTGCAACACCGTCGAGTGATACTGTAAGATTGGCTCGGTTAGCTGCCAATGCCATCGCCAGCGTAAAAGTGATTTTGATGTCCGCTCCGCTCGGGTTTTCTGTCCACACGCTATTGGTATAGCTGCCACGAACATACGCCAGATTATTGATAACCGGGGTGGTATATGCGGACACAGGTAGGTTCGTGCTATATGTTGCAGTACGTTTTCGGGAATCTGTCACGACAACCTTTACAGGGATGTTTCCGCTATCGGGCAGACTGTTTTCCGCGTTAGCGTCAACGACTTTCCCGTTCACGGTCATCGCGGTGTCAATGATCTTACTCCCCATCACGCCAGCCGCAGTTATACTCGCTTTCACTCGGCTTTTGTTTTGAACCCAACCATAAGTATTTTTATATCCCGCCGCATCCGACAAACTAACAGACACGGTTGGCACTGTATCGGGAGAAACAGTAATTTTCGTCCACACCTCAGTAGACCCGATGAAGGTATCTCCGTTATACGTAGTGCATCTAAAATGTATCTTACCGGCTTCCGCACTGGTAAGCACATTCGCAAGTGACTTTGGGGGTGTCCACTTGATCGAGCGCTCTGCGGTTTTAATCGCAATTGTGCCGAGGTATTGTATTCCGAAATTATAAGTAATCGTGTGAGTAAAATCGTCACTCGCGGGATCAAGTGTAATTGTACCCTCTTGCCCCATTACCAGAGGGGCTATA